TAAGGCCATCCTGAAGCCCCTGAGGCGGGTTATACCTAAGTTAAAGGCCATGTTAATCATGGCATCCTGTCTAACAGGGTCTAAATCCTTGTAAAACCTAAAGGCGTTACCCAATTCCTCTTCAATTCGCTTAAGATCATTTGTTAATAGGTAAAGGATTTCATCCTCCGATAGTCCTAGCCCACCATCTGAATCAATATTCCTACCAATCCCAATGGTTAATTTACCGGAAGGACATCTATAGGCGAATTTCCGAATACCCTCATGGTTTGAGAGTTGTTCAGCTATCCTCTTGTATGATCTCACCTTCAATCTCTTTAATGTTGGTGTCCACTGACGAGACGTTGATTTGGATAATGGGTTTATCACCACCCTTATTCTTGTCGTAATGACTCAAGGGGGCCATTCTGTCTAGGATTAACTTCCAAGCAGCCGCCTGGTTCTTATGGTCATCATTGGTCGCCGCATTAACTATGGAATCAATGACTAGCTCAATTCTATTGGCGGCTAGTAATCGCTCCTCCAGCTTCTTAACGGCGGTTCTCAACCCTTTTGGTCGACCACTAACCTTCTTAGACTCCTCCTCCCATTGATCACGGGTCATCAGTCTATTCGGTTTCTTTGGGCGGCCTCTTTTCCGCTTTACTGGCTCGTCAGTCATGTTGGTTAAATCGGCTAAATGTTGGCGAATTATACTAATATTTTATTAAAAAATACCAGATTTCCAAGTAATTGATATTAAAAGGGAAAATTAAACCGCCTGAGATTGGACTTTTTTTAATTTTAGACTCTGGTTTTGGAAGATTGGGTAGGGTCTAATTTGGTCTTTTGCAAGTTTGGATTTGGCTTCTAGCAAGTTTGGGTGGTTACTATAATAATTACAGCGTGCCGTCCCCCTCCCCGCCCCTATTTCCACACGCCCCTTGTGGTTTTATCGAGCGAGCGCTCGCTAGATTATCCTGGTACTGGATAGGCATACAGTGCTGTATGAATTAACAGGTTGACGGTGTGCGGGATTATATGGCAGCCAATACACCAACCTATACACCTTCTATACACTGCACCAACCAGCCCAAGTCTTAGATTGATACCAATTGATACTTGCACATCTAGCAGATCATGGTACTGTGCCACCATATTTACATAAAAAGAGAGATAGACAATGAAACGTGAACAATGCAAACAAATAGCCAGCGCGATTGCAGTTAAAGACTACCAGCAAGCTTCCAGCCTGATTCAAGCAGAATTGTCCAAGCCTGATATCGGCGTACACTGGAAACGCGATCTATCCAAACTGCGAGATTTTCTAAAGGATGATATCCCGCGTTTTTCAATATTCGCAAAAGATGGAAACGGGAAATTACCATTTCTGGCATTTAGTAGTGCGCCTGGCAAAGGTTTCTGCATCGGTGCCGGTGATTGTCTCAATTGGTGCTATTCATTTCGGGCCTGGCGATATCCCGCCGCATTCTGTCGACAGATGCAAAACGCCGTATTGTTGCAGACTGAAACCGGTAAAGAATGCATCCTATCGGCCCTTGATAAGTTTAAGCCTAAAACCGGGCAGATTGATTTTCGCTTATACGTTGATGGAGATTTTACCGGGGAAAGTGACGTTTCATTCTGGTTTCAAGCTTTAAATAACCGGCCCTGGCTGTCTGCCTACGGCTATTCCAAATCTTGGGAAACCTTAATAAATTATAAGGGAATAGTGCCGGGCAACTATCGGCTAAACCTTTCTAGCGGTAGCAAGTATTCGGATGAAATCAAGAACAAGCTTAAGTCTCTGTCTTATGTGCGCGGTGAGTTTAAGGCGGTATCACTTGGCCGAAAGGTTAAATCTAGCGACCATGGCAAAAGAGAGCACCAGGCAGAATTGCGCCGGGCATATGGTGAAAAGGCCTTTACTTGTCCTGGATTGTGCGGATCATGCACTAAATCCGGCCATGCTTGCGGATCGGCCCGTTTTGCCGGTGTAGATATCATCATAGCAGTACACTAATTTAACAATGGGGAATAAAAGAATGAAAACTTTCGATTTTATAAGTGATCCTGGCCATGGGTGGATAAAATGCCATAAAAGCCTACTGGATAATCTAGGGATAGCGGAAAAGATAAGCACATATAGTTACATGCTACGAGACTATGCCTATCTAGAAGAGGATTGCGATGCTGGCATGCTGTGCAATGCCCTGCGAGATCGCGGGATAGAGTTTAAATTCCGCGAGCGCATATGCGAGAAACGATATAGCAAGGTCCGAAAGTACCAAACATACCGGGCAAACTAGGGGAATAGATAATGATAATTAGCGATAGAGAACCATATACATTGCCATATGATCAGGCAATTGATCTGGCATTCAAGCTAAACCAAGACGATCCAGGCTGGCATTACCGGGTAGAGATTGACGCAACTACCGGGCTGGCGAAAATTGCGGTCCTGGAAAATAACGAATTATTGGGTTACCTATAGGGGAATAGATAATGATTGATTTTGAGATCACAGAAAACGGCGAGAAAAAATACCTAACCTGGGCAAAGCTTTGCCAATTTGCCGGGACTAAACCTTACCAGCCTGGCACACCTGAATTAGCTAGTATCAAGATGGAATTGGCCAAGCAATGGGACCTGGACCCGGATCAGGTAATTGTCCGATTGAATCAACAGCCTATACTTTAAGGGGGTGAATAATGAAAACAAACGCACTAGCGGAAACAATATACGCACTAATCACCTGCGCCCTGGTGGTTCTCTTTAGCCTGATGGTGATTGATGGATGGAGCAGTAGCGACTATGACATTTGCCAGCAGCGGGAAGCCTGGGAAGCCACAGGCCACGAATACGTGGGGATTCCACCTGGAGCGGAGAATTGCGCCACAAATGGCCCAGAATAGCCCAGAATCGGGATATATGCGCCATAAATTAAACATTGTTCAGCTAATGACGCACAGGAGTTGATAAAAAAAGCGGGATAAGTGTTACAAGTGTGACACCAAGACAGAATTTATAAAAATTTGTCCGAAAAAAAAGCCCCGGATGTGGGGCTTATAGTTGTGATAACGAGGGAGAGAGTGTATATTATAACGAATCGGCTGGGTTAGCGACCCATAAGCAGCCGGGAAAGCAGAACCAGCTCCGACCGATTCGGGGCAAATTGTACCAAGCCTTCCCCGACTGTTTCAAGTCAAATCCCTCCACAATATATGGTGTTTATTAGTAGTGACCTACTCAACTGCTAGTCGAAAGACGTTAAATCGGTGTTAGTTGCGGCTTGACCTACTCAAAGCCCAGTCCCAGGACGTTAAATAAAAAATCCAAGCTCTGTCCCACCGCCTGACAACTTGGCCCATGAGCGCCCGCAAGGGCAAGCGATTCATCACAGGAGTGATGTCCCGAAAGGGAGGGGAAACGCCTAGTACCAGTGCTTAGCACTCTGATAGCAGCATGAGCCGCCGGGATAAAAGCTCATGGGGAAAGGGGCGGTGTTGTGTCTAAAATTTAACAGGGGGACATATGCCAAAACGGGTAACCAGCTACAGCCCAAAGTCAAAGTTTGCTCCAGATGGTTATAGAAGGATAAGCGCCAATTTGAAGTTTGGTGTCTTTTGCAAGCTAAAGATGCTCACAGTAGCCACACGCAAGCCAGCCGGGGTAATCCTGGAAGAACTAATCGCCGACTACGGTGACCAAATTAAACCGCTAGACAATGTCATATCAATAGAGGATGAAACAATGAGGACACTTGATAATTTTGTAGACGTTAGCAATGCACGAAGAAAGGCAGTACCTAAGGTTAGTGACCCGAACACTATGGCGCTGAACAGGAACCTGAAATCGGCCAGTCTCAACGTCACCCTGGGCGCAGATGTACTCTCAGCCGCCGGACTACGCGAGGGGGATAATGTCTCACTACTATTAAACGGGCGGGAAGCTGCGATTGTCCGGGGTGGTACTAGGAAATTGAAGCGGTGCTACTCTCAATTTAAGGTGGATTTCGCCAAAGTCCTACTGGTAGACCAGAGTACAAGGTTCCAGCCTACCATTGAAGGCGGGGTGATCTACTTTGACATCCCTGAATCTGTTGAAATCAACCAGGAATTAGTCCGATGAGAGCAGATTATCAAGCAGAGGTGGACTTACAGTGCGCCGCTTGGACTGATATTCGCTGTAATGAATGTGGGGCTGTCGGGAGCTTGATTAGTAATCAGGAGAAGCTGCAAAAAATCTCCATTGAATTATATCGTAGAGACTGGGAGAAAATCTTGAGGTCACTGAATTATGCAGTGAATGATCTGAAAGAATATTCCAAAAAATCCCGAATGATTGCAGATGTTACTAACATTCTCATTTTTCGATACGGCCAATTAATTGCAAAGATAGAGGAGTCAGTTGATGTGGATTATGTGTCAGAGGGTGAGGAGCTTGATGAGCTTCTGAAGGAGATTGAGAAAAGGATAGGCAGGGTGGACGATTGGCCATGAAGCGAAAACAGTACAGCCTAGTGTTTGAAATGTTCTGGAAGTCCCTGGACAGCTACTTCCCCAAAGGTTCCAAGGTGGAAGCATACCGGGAATTTCAGAAACTCCAGTGTAATCAGGAGGATGCAGTCTGGATTGCCGGGAGGTATAACGAGGCCGTTAGATTAAAACGGGCGGTGATAGAGGGCGGGGGGTGGTCAGCACCCCTCAAACACGTATGTCGATACCTAAAAAACGAGGATTTTGATCTTGAAATCAGTGAACCAGTTACTCCAAAACACACAAAGGACAGCGAAAGAAGAAGACAATACGCCGAATTTTTCCAACAGCCAGAGGCAGACATGGGCGAAAGTCTGGGCGATTCTGGAGGCCAGCAGGTTAGTACAGGAACCTGTAACATCGTCTACTTCCCTGTATTGGATGAGTCAGGTGATTAACAATCCCCCTGAGAGGCTCTTAGGGGCCGCTAGGGAGCTTACAAACAAACATAAGGGCTACCTTACCCTTGGTCATTTAACGGCCTGTATAGACGAGCAGAGGGGCTCTAAATCGCATCAGCCGTACCTCGCCCTGCCCAAAAAGGGATTGCCGGGGGATGAGTTGAAATCAAGAATTAAAAAAATGCGAGAAGAGTTGAATATATAGTTGCACAATACCTTGAATGTAGTATAGTGCGACCATAACCAAACGGGAGGAGTTATGCGAAATACTAAATTAGTTAACGAGTTTCTTTTTGACGAGTATCAGGAAGTTGAGGCCGATCGTATTGAGGACGGGTGTAAATTAAACACCCTCCAGATGGCCCTGGACGACCCCACAGATACCTTGATTCACCTCATGGCTAACAAACAAGATGCCGAGGCTGGCAGGATTATCAGGGAGATGCTGGCTGAATACATTGATTATGAATTGTGGAGGAAGGACGTACACTCAATTCCGGGGAGGAAACTAGCATGATGCAGCAGATTGATGATTTTCTTAATGGTCAGGCCG